CATCTGAAGGTTTCGCTTGCGCTGTCGATCTCGACCCTGTATTGGCGAGAGGGCGCAAAAAATGAAGGACCGATAACCATAAGATCATCAGTTCCTGTCCCGGTAAAGGCCGGAGCACCAACAACACCAGAGAAAAGCGGTTTCTTCTTAACAACTAATTCCCACATAACTACCTCCTTTTAACTATTACTTCTTGAATGATTTTCTCTTCTTCCCCGTTATAACTATATCATGAGGAGCATCAGTTTCCGACTTTTCTGGGACACTTTTTTCCTCAACGATTTCAACTACTTCAGGCTCTACAACAATTTTTTCTTCTACCTTCTTTTCAACAACCTTTTTAACCTCTTCAACTTTTTGTTTTTTCTTTATTTCAACACCTTTAAATCTTTTGCGCATAGCTTCAGCAGCCACATCTGGTATTTCTTTTTCCTCACCAACCTTTAAGCCATAAGACCACGAACCCCAAGCAAGGTTGATTTCCTTCTCACCATTGTTTTTAACTAGAACCATAAATCTCTCCCTCTTTTAGAGACGACCCTTCTGACCGTCTGTTTGTTTCTTTGCTGCAATGCGTTAACTAAATCCGCCCTCAATGCCTCATAAACTGCACCCGCAGCAGAGGCGTCATCCTCGGTTTTTATTCCCTTAGCCCTTATTACAGCGCCCAAGGCTAGGAGTTCGTGATAGTCTTCCTGAACCGGACTAACTATCGAATATTTAGACGTTGTATTTGGAGTTGTCCCCCAAGGTGTTTCTATTGTTGCTATTCTGGTAGAACCGGCATACTTGGTAATTCTTCTTATCTGTCCCGCCCCAGTTCCTTCGATTATCTCTATTCTCATCCCCTGATAGTAATTATCTGTAGGGCTTACTTTACCAAGGGTTGTGGTCGCGGTTGACGTTGCTAACGTTATTGTAGAAGTTGTCGCGGCAGTCGGAAAACCACGATGCAAATCGGGGGCTTGGGGTTGGTAATAAATTCTAACATAATACCTAGAGTTAAAATCACCCACAGGTTCAAACGTTATTTTCTCATCGTAGAGATGATAGCCTGAAGTAAAAATCATCCCCCTACCGTTGTGTTCTATTAGGCTGTTTTTCTCAGATAAAAGAATAGGCATCACTTCTACTGGGTTAGCTATTCTTTCATCCACAACATAGTTGGGTGAAGATCCGCTAACCGAGGCGGAATCTACAACCTCTACACGCCTTACAGCTACGCAGTCCATTGGGAGATAATATTCATACGTCCCATCAACTACAGGGAAGGTATAAGTACGACCAAACCAATCGTTGTCTAAGTCCCTGATAATACTAAACAAATGCCTCTGTTCCATGTTGATATAATCAAGAGCTTCCTTATCCGTCCAATCTGAAGCTTCAAGATATGGCTCGTCAACATAGCTTCTAAATATACCGCTTGTGGTATCTGTACCTATCAACTTATCTAGGTGCATCTGTTTTCTCCAAATCTGCTTTTACTTGATAATTTAGGTGTGTTTCAGAATTAGCCCCAAGTTCGGCCCAGTTCTGTAAAGGCTTCAACATGTCTTTAGAAAGCTCTTTGCATTGTTCGTGGACTTCTCTTTTATTTGCTTTTTCTATAGAGGCGTTGTGTTCATCTATCTCTTCAACTCTATTTCTAGCTGCACCCTGCATATCTGCCATTCGCAAGGCATCGACCATCCACATCCCAGGTTCTTTTCTTAATCCCAAATCCGGTCGGTCATCTAATTCCCAAACCCTTGTAAACTTTTCACCAATACTTCCCAAATATCTAATCAAGTGCCACTTCTCAGTTGGCATGTAGAACTTCAAATCAAGTTGTTTGTCGTAATTTTTAATCGCCTTTAAAACGTGTGGTTCTGCTTTTACCTCTGAATACCTTTTTGAAAAAGGCACACCAAACCAGTCAAGTTGGGTAACTCCTAGATGTTCAAAATGTCTAGCCATGTGTCTCCTTTAAAAAGGTGCCGGGGTTTCCCCCGGCTACCAGTTTAGGCTACTGCAATTCCCTTATACACCGAGTTGTGCCTACGCGCTGTACAGCCAAATTCCATGTCGCATACCAAGGTAGCTTCATAGGATTCAGTTGCGTTGGCTCCGACCTGACGAGCGAGAATGTTTCCATCCTCCTTCATCCAGTCGAAATCAGCCATGCGGTAGATGCCCAGGCTCTTGAGCGTAAGGAAATACATCCTTGTCGCTGAAGAGTTAGCCTGGCAATGACGATCAACAACGAGAGGTATCGTGTTGAAGTCGATGTACTCGTATCCGCCTTTGAGCTTACCAGTCTGAGGCGTTGTGTAACGCTTCTGCTGGGACAGAAGTTGGATATATTTCCTACGGCCTTCATAGGAGGTAACAATCATATCGACCTTACCACCCTTCTTCTCAGCCGCATCCTGCGCTTGCTGCATATCATCTTCAGAGATGACCTGCGGCGAGCTGTCGTCACCAAACACGTTGCCCTTCCAAATAGAAACCGTCGCCGGATCGATGTTGTGGAGTGAGCCGCTGTTGTTGACTACCAGAGCTAGACCGTTAAGTTCGTCGGTCGCGGTTACGCCCATGAGCTTTATCGTGTCACCGGTTGTCCAGGTGATCGAAGCTGCAAGGGTGATCTGGGTATCGGAATCGATTGATACAATCTCTTTCCCTACGTTACCGGTTATCGTTCCACCTGCATCGTAGAAATCCACATACATACCTTCTTCAAGGTATTGGGTGGAATCTACAACTACGGTCGCTGACGTTGCGCCGGTTCCGCAAACTGCAAGATTACCAGTACCGTCGTTGAAAAGCTGACGGTTTATATCTGATCCGAGATCAACAGTCATTCCCTCGGTTTCGGAAGTGACCGCACGGAGAAACGCACCGCGGTCGGTCTTGGTCGCGCGGATCGTCTTGCCGGAGATCTCGATGCGGCCATATACATCTTTGGTTGTGAAGTACGCTTTGTCATACTTCTGGTTACGGGCTGTCGGGAGAACTCTGGTTCCGCTCGTGCCTCTTGTGCCTACGCCCCAGTTACGTCCGATATGTAGCGGGAGAATGACTTGCTCTCCAACCACTTCTGTGGACGACTTCTTGAGCTGTGCAAGCAACACGGTAGCGTCATTGAGATTCTTTCTGACAGGTCCGATGTAGAAATTCTTCAGAATGTCCTGAAGAGTTGCCATCGTTGCTGCGCCACCTGAAAACATAATTTAATCCTTTCACTCAAAAGACTCGGAGCCTTTAAGACCGCCTGTGCCGTACATTCCGGCAACCATTTCGCGGGCCTCTTCAAAACTCTCTGGAGCCTTTCGCATAATTGGAACCGCTGTGCCTTTAGTAGGTCTGCCAACGGTTTCCTTTTGTTTCGTTTTGGTTTTCAAATACTCGTTAAACCTACCCTCTAATTCGTCGTTAAGGGCTTTAGCCAACTGTTCTACGGTCTTAGTTCCATCGCTAGCGGCCATCTCTACAAGCAAAGCTCGCTTTTTTACGTTTGGAAACTTCGACAAAGCTCCATCTACCTCGGTAAGAAATTGGGATTCCTCAGCAGCTTTCTGCTTTTCGATCTCAGCTTCGAGTCGTTTCCGCTCCACGGCTGTAAGGTTGTTCTCTAGTTGAGCTATCCTTCTTTCAAACTTGCTTAGATGCTGGGCATACGGATCTGCTTCAGGAACCCTCTCGCCCCTTGGCAGTTCGTCGTTGTCTTTAAGCCATGCCAAAAAAGTATTCCACGTATTCGGTGCAACTCCAGCCGCTGATAAACCAAGATTCAACAGTTCAGGTTTAGAAAACGCAGACATGATATGCTCGTCTTCAAAAACCTGTCGCAAGTTTTTGGGATCTTGCAGAATAGCATCCCTAGTTTGCAAAATTTCCTCAGCCTCTTTACGAACCTGAGCAATTTCCTGCGTCTTTCGGGTGTAGTCTGATTCCCTAAACCAACTTCTGTTAAGTTCTTTGATTTGGTTTTCAGTTAGCTTATCACCCACTTTAAGGGTGAACTTACCCTCCGCGTCAAACAGAGGTACTTCAACTGCTGGTGCAGCCTCTACAGGTGTACCTTCAGAACCACCATCGGTTATTTCGGTATCTGTTACTTCCGCACCTGCTTGGTCTTCGATTGTTTCATCCGGCATATCTTTGATGCTGTCCATCAACTGGCTCTCTAAAGAACCAGTACCTGCACCAAAGTCACCTTCATCCACGTGATCTACAACCTGAGCTTCGTTTTCCATCTTCCTCTCCTTTTCCAATCCTCAATTACAACCCCTGCGGCGGGGGTACAGGAGGTGGCGGCCCACCTGCTCCCATCATTGGTGGCGGCCCTCCCACATCCATTGGAGGCGGACCCATCATCGGGTTAGCTCCCATAGGAGGTGGTCCACCCGCACCCATCGGGGGTGGCGGTCCCATCATCGGGTCCGTTCCCATAGGAGGCGGTGGCATACCACTTGGCGGTTGTGCTGAGGGTGTTGGTGCTGGTTCAGCCCCATGCTTCCCCAGAAAATTTTCATGTACCTTCACATGAAGATCTATTCCCTTGCGTAATGCTTCTGTCATCTGTCTGTATCTAGGCGATTTTCTTAGCTTATTGTGAGCGTTGATGTGGACCTCATGGTCTTCAAACTCATAAGCTGGTAGAGAACGAACCATAACTCCTGGTTCTAACGGATGGGGTACTGTTTGCAGTTTCTCGTCATTGATAAAAGCTTCGTTCTCTCTTCTTGCCTGTGCAGAATCTAAATCTATTTCGTCGAAAATCTCAGCGGCGTTTCCAAACTCTAACAACTGTAAAACTTTCTTTTTAGTTTCTGGGCTTCCCTGATCTCCAAACAAACCCTTGTCAAACATTTCCAAAATCTGTTCTTGTTGGATTCTCTTATGTGAACCAATTATATTTTCAGTCTGTACCCTTACGTCTTTTTTCATCGAGCGAATATCGTTCTTGGAGATTTTAAACTCATCCATATCACCGGGGTTTGATCCGATGATTTGATATTCCCTATCTTCCTCTTGAAACTGAGCATATAATTGTAACGCCTGATAGCCGATCTCTTCTATGTTCCTGAAAAACAACATCTTTGTTGGTGCAAGTCTTGTGTCGTCTTGTTCTTGTAGTGCAAGAATTGCAGTACCCGACTCAACACCCGCCGGGGCGGAGGCATTTGTTACCTCATGCATCCCGGTTATATCTTCAAACGCTTTATCAAACCATTCCAACTGGCCTATTACGTGGCTTGGTAAAGACGCTGGTTGCATCTGGTTTAACGAGTGACCTTCGTTTAGAACCAGAACTTCAGACCCTGTATCGTCGTAAGCATCTTCTCCCAACCCGTGACCTTTAGTAGTCCAAGCTTTTATATTTCCGAAGTTATTTCCGTTTTCAATTATTTGAGATATGACTCGGTTAAATCCTTTTTGAACAGGGATCACGTTTTCCATCGTTCCGACTTTCCAGAACGAACCGGAAACATCTATGTCGGATATATGGACCAAGGGATACATCTTATGTTCATAAGGCATATCCCCAGCTTCCAATATAACTCCGCCTGCACAGATAACCCTTCTACCGTTTGGATATTCGTCTGATTCTTTTTCAAACATCGAATATACCGAACACATCGGCTCTGGGTTTTTAGCCTCTGGCGTAAAATAAGAGTTTTGATTACCAACCATTGTTAACAATCGCTTCTGATAATACGCACTTGTGTCTAAATCTTTTTCAGCCTTTACTTTACCCCCACGCTCTCCCCAACGCTTTCTTATTTCCCTCAGAGGCATGGCTTGTTTGATAATAACAAACTGCGAATCTTGAAGGTTTGTAGAAACTCCATCGTGGCAAAAACAAAATGGATCAACTATATCAATGGCAACATCCCCCATCGAAAGTTTTTCCTGTATTCTTTGCCCGTTTTGATCTAAAATGAAACCTTCAGGGTCAATTACATACGGTTCTTTTCCGGTGATTTCACCGTCATGCCGTTTGTAAATTGGAATCTCGGTTCCTTTGTCGGCGTCCCAGTAGATATAGAAAAAACAATTTCCCACATCCACAGCCCATCCGACAGCTTTTAGAATCTTTTCAACCATTCTTTCGTTTGACCATAGCCATGATAAAAGTTTGGTTCCCTTCCTTGCTAAATCCTTGTCTTCATCCTGAGACGATGCCGGAATAACTTCTAGCTTAGGCATGTCCTTTATAATCTTTGCGACTCTAGTTTGATGAATACCAATCATTCGGTTGATAATCATTCTTACCCGGTCGTCGGATTCAGGAGGCATTACTATCATACCAGCCTTGGTTTGAACGTACTGCAAACCTCGACGCATTGCGATATTGACGAACCATTGCCTGTGATAATCCTGCAACACAGACTCTTGAGACTTATATCTCTTATGAACCAGAGCTATAAGTTGTTCCTCGTTTATTTCGCCATCGCCTGATTTGGTAATGCTAAACAAGTCTTTGATACCCATTTATTTTACCTTTTTATTTTTCATTCTCTTCATGTCTTCAAGTTCAGCCTCGTCCATAAGTTTGGAAATCAAAGCATTTCCTCGCTCATTTGCGTCTTGGAATGAAGATATTTTATTTTTCTTAGACTCTGGAAATTCAACCATTTCACCTTCATCACCAATCATATCCTCGAACTCATCTTCCTCGCCGTACTTCTGGGCTTTGGGAAGTTTAAACTCGTCATCCATCGGCTCTTCGCTATCCAACGGCTTGTCCAAAGGCATATCTTCTGGACTCTTGGACATATCCTCTACATCAGCCTTGCCTTCTTTTTTAATCAGCTCTTGAATATCCTCTGGCAATTTAGCCAGCAATTCGTCATCTACATAAAACATTATTCTTCCTCCTTGGGTTCTTTAGATTTCTGTGACTCCATCCACTTCTTGCCAGCTTTTTCAAATTCGCTGTCTTGTTTCTCTTCGTACATCTTTGCCGAACCCTTGTTAAACATCTTGGCAAGTTCAGAAGGAAGAGACTTCATGTAAAACTCTTCGCTCTTGTGGTTGTACTCCATCTTGTCGCCAGAACCTTTTTTCTCACACCAAGACCTTCTAACTATAAATCCATTTTCTATCTGATCTATCGAAACTGAAACTTTGTTATCCATACCCGCTCCTATGATTATCATTAGCTATATCCTTTGACTCTATTTTTTTGTGGCTGATATGGAGTTGAAGTCCTTGGTCTATCAGCCTTTTTAACACCAAGGCGTTCTGGTAGTTGGTCAACCGATCCGGTTTGTTCTCTCCATAATTCTGTAGTTCCTGGTGCTAGTTGACCTTCACGTTCCATGATTTCAAATCTTCTTATCTGTGACTTGCTTTTAAACTGTCCCATTTTTTAATTCTTTTTTAGCCCAATCTCTTTTGCGCTCTGGTAAATCCTTCCTTGTTTCCCTCTGCCACTTTTCAGCGGTTCCCTTCGGCAGCTCTCCCCTATTTTGAGCTGCAAACATCCACCGCCTTTGAGCTTGTGATTTAAACGGCATATTATCTTTTCAACTGCGCATTAGCCCAGTTAGCCATTCCCATTTGCATTGGTTTGTTTGAAGGGCTTGGGGATTCTTGCCTCTGTATATTTCCCATCATGTTGTTAAGATTATTTCTCTCTTCCCATCCAGACCTAAACTGCTCTTGTTCTTGTGGTGAAGCTGCGCCCCACGCTTTTGGATCTAATGTCTTTAGATAATCACCCCAATTGCTAGGTTGTTGTACTTGTTGAGGTGGCTTCCAGGGTTGAAGTTGATTGCCCGGTATTCCGGGTATTTGTGGAAATGGGTTTTGAGGTTGTCCTGGAGTTGTAGGCCGCGGCCTTTGAGCCGCTGGCTGTATAGGTCTTGGAACCATAGGCCGTTGTGTCATCGGTCTAGGTGTCATAGGTTTTACTGCTGGTCTTTGTACTGAAGGCTGTGCTACTGGCTTTTGTACTGTCGGTCTTTGTATAGGTTTAGACACAGGTCTTTGAAGTCTAGACTGCATCCCCCTCATCGTTTGACCTAACTTCTGAAACGGATTCATACTCCCCCCAAAAAGGTTTGCCGGGGGATCTCTCCCCCGGCTTCCCTGTTACTGACCTATTGCTATAAACTCTAATCTTGTAACGCCTGACATACTCACACCGTTTTCAACTTCAGCAAGGCTTGCAGCCGAAACCGCAGAACCTGTGAAAGTCGAAGCTACAGAACCAGCCGGGGTATAAGATGCACCCGTGACTGTGATCGTAGGAGCAGAATCAAGTGACGCGGTGTTAGCGTGGCTGTGATTACCCATAGCTGAACCTGTAAATGCCTGTGCAGCAGCCTCGCCAAATCCAGCGACAAGGCCAGTTGTTCCAACCTCAACCAGAGGAAGTATATCGGCAGCAGGAATTACACCACCAACTGCGCCTGTATCCGTGAAAACGAGCTGCGCATCAGCAGCACCGTTATCGTTGAAATACAGCGGAGCGCCTGAGGCGGCCGTAGCGCTGTGATGGATTCTAACAGCCACAGACGCTCTTGGCGCACCAGCAACGGCCTCCATCGGCATCACGACGAACACATCTTCAGCGGTTGGTGAAACGCACTCAAGCTGATCTGATTCGGATTCGTTGACGTAAATCTGAACGCCACCCGGAGCTGCTGAATGAGTTACAAAAAACCTGGCGGAAGAAGCACCGCCCCAAATAGAGCCATCAGCCGTTTCGCCAATTACATCGGCCGCACTTGCGCACGTTGATTCTAATGACCCACAATTTGCAGACGCTCCAGCAAGAGCCTCGACAACGTAAAGCGGACCATCCGTACCAGCATCAGACGGGTCTGCGGCGTGTGTAAGCGTAATGACAGGCTTAACTACAGCGGTCCAGTCGGGGATATAGGTCGGAAGAACCGCACTTGCGGCATTAGTTCCGGCCGGAGTACCAGCCGAAGCATCGGCATTTGTGACTGTTATCGTTGGTGTGTCCGAGCTAGCTGTTGGGCTGATTGTGTCGGGTGTCCCGGTAAAAGTAGAAGCTACCGCTCCAGCGGGGGTAAACCCGCCCGAATGATAAGCCAAAACCTTCCCAGTCGAACGCGACCAAACAAAAACCATTCCGTCTTCCCCACCCAAAACCAACTGGTCAATGTGGGATAGACCAACAACGCGGGGGGTAAACGTAAACCCTCCGGTTGTGTAAGTACCACTTAGTGTCATGTATCCCGAAACTTGCTTGGCAAACCCGCCGTCCGAGTAAGGTCCGTTCAAACCAGCGACCGAATAAGTCGTGGTTGCAAACGCACTCCCCGGAAATACGAGAGTTCCAATCAAGCAAGCGACGAGCATGAGCTTGCTAATAAAACGCATTTTAAATCCTCCTAGTAAACTTCACCTAATACAGGATCATTTACTTTCTTTTTTGGTTTATCTTTCTTTTCAACTTTTTGCTCTTCTACTGGCTTATAAGTAGCGTATTCAGCGTATGACCGAGAGATGAGCTTAGAGGTCAACAAATCAACTTGTTTTCTATGCTCAACTTCCCGCCAACCTGTAAACGCTACAAAAAGCACAATAACTGCAAATAAAACATACATTTCCGCCATTTTATATCCTCCGAGGTCGTCCACATAATCAGCCCGCCAGCTAACTAACGCGGATTCTCTTACCATCTCGAACCAAGAAACGGGTCTTTCCCTTCGCCCTGTTTAGCTTTAGCCATTGACTTCCGGCGGTTGTCTAAATACCGCCTAACCCGTTCGTCATAGCTTACAATCACGTGCTCTTGCTCCACGGGCTTCGGATGCCACACCCGCTGATAAAGCTGTAAGGCGTAAACGTAAGCGTCAACTAAATCGTTTTTTTCGTCACCGCCTTCAAACTCCAATAGTTGCTTGCTCAAAGCCGGGGTGTTAACTGTAGCAACCCCGCGTTCAAGTAAGTAACTTATCGATATTGATCGTCTCACTTTATCAACGTCCGACCTAACTCCGAACTCATCCAACCCTCGCCACCTAGTCGCTGGATTGTCACGCCTTAATACCGCAGCAACCGACTTCTGAAACGCTACAGGCTCAACCCCTGCATAATCCGGCTTATGCCTGGCCTCGACCGCGTGCAGGTTGCTGATTAATCCATCGAATCCCCAGCGACCATGGATTGTTTCGATCTCTTCGGCTTTCCCGGCTTTCGTGATTCCAATCGTACAAATAGCCGCTTCGTCCGCTGTTTTCTTTTCGCTGATAGCCGGGTCACAGGTGGAAATAATCATATCATAGTCACCAGTTAACCCAGGCCGAATCCATTGCGGTTGGAATATATCCGAATCGTCACTGAAAAACTCACCCTCTAAAAATCGTTTACGAAGCGCGAACGGCAATTGTCTGAGAACTCCATCGATGTAATCCGGGTCGATGTTTTCTATATTGTGCAAGGGATTCATTAACAATGACGCGTAATCATCCGGAATTAAAAGGGGTTGTCCACTTATCGGGTCCACTTTCTCGACGAATAATTTGCAAGTCCAGTGTGACGGCCTAGGTGGATTGCAGTCATAGAAAACTTTCTTCTTTAGATCATTCCTCTCAGCCAGCCTGGTCAGCGCTATGTTACGGGAATCATAGGATATTTCGCTACATTCGTTAAAGAATATAGTTGAAAATTCCTTACCCAGGATTTTTTCGGTCCGCTCTTTATCATCTAATCCGCCAAGCCATAATTCTGAACCGTTCGGGAATTGTAGGAACCAGTCCGATTGATTCCACTTGAGCCGGGAAACCAATTGAGGGAAACAAAGACTTAAGACTTTAGGTAAAGTATCGAACCATACTGATTGTTTTATATGAGAAAAATGCCTTCTTAAAGCTACGTGTCTTGATTTAGTTTTCAAAGATCTAAGTATTAAATTTCTCAAAATGATAAAGCTTTTACCGCTTCGTGAACCACCGAATAACAATATATGCTTTGCGGCGCTGTTCAGCAGATCAATAGCTTGCCGCTGGC